ATTCCGCACCTGACGGTGCGGGCGGTAGCGACGCAAGCGTCGCCACCGCAAATCAATAGAAAAAAGATGAAGAATATCGTAAAGCAATGAAAGAAGTCAATGATAAGTTCTTTGACTTATGCCAATAGGCAAAAGAAGAGTATGGTATTGGCTATGAAGATAATGAAGTATTTAAAGAACAAAAGCAGAAATTATTCAATGAACTTGCCGCAGTAAAAAAATTTTTTGGAAAGTGAGGGCACAAGAGGTAAAAGTTGTAGCCTAAATTTTCAAAAAATAATGTAAGAGAGAGAAAAAACTACATAAAACCATTTGTAATGCTCTTACATATAATATGCGGGAAACCGCAGAACAAAATATATTATATAAAAGGTGAAGTAAAATGAATAATTTCCAATCTACTCTTGCTATTGGCAAGAAATACGAAAATTATGTTTAGTAGTATCTCACTGCAAAAGGACACAAAGTTATAAATCACAGTGAGGACAAAAGTTGGCAAGCCATTGATATTGACTTTGAATTATATAAGGGAGATAAGAAAACAACCCTTGAAGTCAAAGCTGATAGTAAAATTAGCGTAAATGGCAACTTCTTCTTTGAAGAAGGATTTGACCGCGCAACAGGCTACTATTCAGGCTGGTTTGAAAAGTGCCAAGCCGCATATATATGCTTTGTAGATTATGTGGGCGGCAAGGGTTATATTCTCTCTCTTGATAAACCAACAATATAGAACAATGCGGTTAGCCGCACTTGGTATAACCGCACAGATAACTGCTAGGGTTATGCTTTACTCTTGAATTGCGATAAAGCAAGAAAATTAGGATTAGTTGTCCTTGAATGGGACATAGAATAAGGAGGAATTATTATGGAACTTACAAAAGAAATGAAGAATTATATTGCGCGTGGTATCCAAGAAGAAAATGAAAAGGATACTTATAACAAGCCAAACACTTCTGTTAGATGGCATTTAGGAATGTATCACGAGACTAGTAAGTTAGTGCGCGACTATTAGATTTTGCGCAACAGTGATAACACAACTGAATACGAAGTAATGAAAGAAGCGCTCTGCAATTGCGCAAAATGGTGGAAAAATTACTTTGATATTTCGCCTGAATACGCGCGCGAACAGAAGCGCCTTGAAGATGAAGCTTGGGAGCGCGAATATGAAGCCAATAAGAGAGCAAGTGAAGCATAGACACTTGCAGATTTTATGGAGGATGATGAATAATGTTTTTCTTAGAAAGTTTATGGGTAGCAATTTTAGTAGCGGTTGTAGGCTCATTATTAGTTAGTATGAATGGCGCACTTAGATTAGCGCATAAAGATAAAGATGAATAAAGAAAAAAGAATGTATAGTCTCAACCTTGCCGCATATGTGATGATGGAAACTGATTTAGTTCCTTCTGTTGGGGTTGAGAAGAATGAACAGGGAACACTATGCTACTTGGTGTTCCCTGAATGTGAGGCTGTTTCTTTGGCTATTGCTCACTACAAAGCAGATAAACGGCTTCATAAGTTCTTGAATAGATACTCACTCTTGCGTGATATGCTCAATTCCGCAAGAAAATAATGGAGGTGAAAACAATGAAGGGTGATATGAAATCTCGTCAAGAAAGAGTAATGGAGATTTGGCTAGATAACCCTTTACTTCCATTTGACACTGTTGCGAAAATGGCAGGAGTTGGCGCAAAAACATTTTGGCGCTATCGTCAAGACCAAGAATTTATGGCTAGTTATCACGAAGAACAAAAGAGACGCTTTGCCGCACTTGAAGGTAAAGCTATGACACTATTAGATGATTAGATGGATAAGGGGAATTGGAACGCTATAAAGTATGTGTTGGATGGAAACGGATATAAGCCAACAGAGAAAGTTGATGTTGATGCGGCTACCACAATTACCATTACTGTTGATGATGATGATGATGAATGAACATCCAGCTAAAAGTTAGCCGCAAGATATTCAATGAAGCGTATTTCCCTCACTTATATGATTACTCTCATCGCTATGAAATATACTATGGTGGTGCTGGCAGCGGCAAGAGCTATTTCATTGCTCAAAAGCTCGTTATCAAATCTCTTTGCTCTTGCCGCAAGGTGTTAGTTGTGCGTAAGGTTATGGCTACCTAGAAAGATAGTTGTTGGCAACTGATACTTGATACTCTTGCCGCATTCAAAATACTCTCCTATTGTAAGATAAATAAATCTACCTTCTCTATTGAATTACCAAATGGGAGTTTGATGCTCTTCAAGGGTTTAGATGATAAAGAAAAAATCAAGAGTATAGTAGGTATTACAGATATTTGGTGCGAAGAAGCAACAGAATTACAAGAGGAAGATGTTGAGTAGCTTGATTTGCGACTTCGTGCAAGCGCCAATGATTTACAGATGATATTCTCATTCAACCCTGTGAGTAAAGTGAATTGGGTATATAAGCGCTGGTTCAATGATGTTGCTCTTGCCGCAGACACTACAATAATAAAAACAACTTACAAAGATAATAGGTTTCTGCCGCAAGAATATGTTGATGCGCTTGAACGTATGAAGGAAACTAACTTTACCTATTGGAACATATACGCCAATGGTGAGTTTTGTAGCCTGGACAAACTCATATTTACGAATTGGGAGCAAACAGATGAACCCATTCCTGATAACTTACCTCTCTTGATTGGGCTTGACTTTGGATATGTGAATGACCCAACAGCAATGATTGCGGCGCGAGTGGATGAAGCCAATAAGATTTTATATGTTTTTGATGAGATGTATGAAAAAGGGTTGTTGAATGATGAGATTGCGGCGCGGCTTATTTATAAGGGCTATGGCAAAGAAGTTATCATTGCTGATAGCGCTGAACAAAAGAGTATTGAAGAGATTAGAAGGGCGGGACTTCCCCGTATAAAACCTGCGGTAAAAGGTTAGGGCAGCATTCTTCAAGGTATTTAGAAGATTTAGCAATATAAAATGAAAGTGAAGCCCATTTGCCGCAACTTTATTATTGAATTACAGAACTACTCTTGGGAGAAAGACAAGAGTGGTGAATACATAAACAAGCCGCAAGACGCTTGGAACCATTGTTGTGATGCTTTGCGGTATTCATTACAGTGCTTGGATAATAAGTAGCGCTTACAAACAATGTCAAAGCAAGCGCTTGGATTATAATAGGAGGTAGAAATAATGTATAGATTACCAATAGATAAAGTGCTAACTCCTAGTATGGTATAGAAATACATTGAGAAAGATGCCGCAGAGAAGGCACATAAATAGAAGTTATATAATTATTATATTGGAAAACACGAGATTTGTAATAGGATTACCGCAGATGCGGCAAAGCCTAATAATAAGATTGTCAATCCTTTTGCCAACTATATTACCGATATAATGACGGGGTATTTTGTTGGAGAACCCATTACCTATACAAGTCAAGATGAAGCGCTTATGGGTGAGGTTGCCGCAATCTTCAATTATAATGATGAAGCTGTTGAAAATAGTTCATTAGCAAAAGACGCAAGTATTTATGGCTGCGCTTATGAACAGATTTACATTGATGCGGATGGCAATGTAAGATTTCAGAAGTTAGATGCTATTAGCGCGATACCTATTTATGATGACACTATTGAAGCAGATTTATTATACTTTATTCGCTATTACACAGATGAAGATATTCTAACAGGCGATACCACAGAATATGTTGAAGTGTTTAGCCGCACTTATCACCAACTCTATAAAAAGAATGTTTCTGCGCTCACTCTTATTAGTGAGGAACAGCATAGCTTTGGTATGGTTCCTATTGTTGTATATAAGAACAATGAAGAAGAGATTGGCGATTTTGAACCAGTTATTTCACTTATTGATGCTTACGATAAAATCCAAAGCGATAGCGTAAATGATATGGAATATTTTGCGGATGCTTATCTTGCGCTTTATGGAATGGGTGGAACTGATGCTAATGATATTGCCGCAATGAAAGAGCAGCGCGTATTGCTTATGGCCTCTGATGCAAAAGCAGAATGGCTAGTAAAGCAAATCAATGATACATATGTTGAGAACCTAAAACATAGATTAGAAGAAGATATACATAAGTTCTCTGCTTGCCCAAGTATGACAGACTAGGACTTTGCTTCTAATGCTTCTGGTGTCGCAATGAAGTATAAGCTTATGGGACTTGATAATAAGACCAGTAAGAAAGAACACGAGTTCAAGAAGGGCTTACAGCGCCGTTTAGAAATCATCTGCAACATTCTTGCTATCACAGGTTCCGCATATGATTATATGGCTATTGAAGTACACTTCAAGCGCAATACTCCATCTAACATTACCGAGATTTCTGATATGTTGAATAAAGTAGGACACTTACTCTCTCACGAAACCCAGATTGATTTACTTCCTATTGGCATTGACGCTACCGCTGAAATGGAACGCATTGCCGCAGAAGAAAATGCTGGGTATAACAATTATGATATTCAGTAGGTGAATGAGAATGAATTATTGGGAGAAGAGAGCACTAAATAATCAAGATAAAGCAGAGCGTTTAGGCGCAACATATGCTAAACGCTCTGCCGCATATTTACAATAGGCGCACAAAGCAATAGAAAGAGAATTAGATAGTTTGCTTGCGGCTATTGAAGGTGGTTATGTTCCTACTAGAACAGAACTGTGGCAGATGGTGAAATGGACTAATCTCAAACAAGAAATAGAAAAACAAACTAAAATCGTTGGGCGCTTGTAGATAGATGATATAGATGAAATTGCAAGTAAAGTGTATGAAGAGACTGTTGGACTTTCTCTAAATTACTTCATTGGTGATGGTAAGTATAATCTGCGGAATGCAGAACAAACTAAATAGATACTCAATGCCGCATTTGAAGATGTAAAGTATAGTGAGAAAGTGTGGGGAGGTTCTTCCGTTGCTAATCGTATCAATAACAATAGCTACCTATTGAGCCAACGAGTAAGTAAAGATATAAGTGATATGGTTTGTCTTGGGAAAAGTCCTACCAAAATCAAAGAACGGCTTGCCGCAGATTTCCATACTGCATACAGTAATGCTGACAGACTTATTAGAACAGAAGCAAACCACGTATATAACGCCGCGGCCAAAGATAGCTATAAAGCCGCAGGTGTAGAAAAGGTGGAGTTCTATCCAGAAAGTGATTGTTGTGAGGAGTGTGCTGAATATGCTGGGGAGTACTCCATTGATAGCTTACCTATATTGCCTATTCATCCTAACTGCCGTTGCTGTTATATTCCACGAGTAAGTTTGGATGATGATGATAATGATTGAATGTGAGGGGCAAAACGCAACTCATATTATATAAAAATACTAGGGGCGGTTATTGCCGCAACTAACGAATGAGGAGAATGAATTATGGAAGATAATATGAACACTAATGTAGAGACTGAACTTCAAAATAATGAAGGGCAGCAAGAAGAAAAGACTTATACCCAAGCAGAAGTAAATGAGCTTTTGCAGCGCGAAGCGGATAGACGCGTTAGTTCCGCACTCTCTAAACAGAAAGCTAAATATGAAAAGGAATTATCACTTTCTAAATTAGATGAGCAAGCGCGTGGTGTAGCCGAAAAGGATATGCGTATTCAAGAGTTAGAAAGTCAGTTGCGTGAATACACATTACTACAAAACAAAAATGAAGTTATGAAGGTACTGAATGCTCGCGGACTAAATACCGCATTTGCTGATTTGATTGAGATTGGAGAAGATGTAAAAGAAGCCCAGTCTCGTATTGATACCTTGGATAAGTTATTCAAAGAAGCAGTTGCCGCAGAAGTCAAAAAGCGTTTAGCATCTGGAACTCCGAAGGTAGGTACTGGCACTACTGCGGAAGAAATGACACCAGAGAAGTTCAAGACACTCACTCTGGCGCAAAGAAGTGAATTATACAATAACAACCCTGAATTATATAAGAGGTTGAATAAGTAAGTAGGAGTGAATTATTATGGCAAACACTGTATATAATAATGCGGTTATTGAAGGTTTAGCAAAAGACCTTCTCGCAACTAATGTAAATGCTCGTTCTCTTATGACTATTGACAATGACTTACAAGAGAATGCTGGTATGAAGAAAACTATCAACACTTACACCTATGTTGGTGAAGCAGAAGAGTTAGCTAACGGTGTTGGTAATACTGCTAATAAGCGTGGCCACATCGGCTATGTTGGCGCTGACTATACTGTAAAGTTAGTTCAGCAGGCTTTTGACTACACTGATGAAGACGCTATGAAAGACCCACAGATTGTTGATATGCTCACCAAGGGTGCTACACAGGTTATGGCTAACAAGCTTACATCTGATTTCTACTCTGCTGTTGCTACTTCTGCGGCTGCTCAGGGCGGCATTGGTACTACTACTTTTGCTAAGGGTGGCAAAATTGGTTATGATGCAGTTGTAGATGCTATCGCTGATATGAACATTGAAGACGAAAGTGGATTATTCTTACTTGTTTCCCCAGAATGGAAGGGCGATATTCGTAAGGATGACGATTACAAAGCCGCACAGATGGGCGAAGTAGTTTATAATGGTCAGGTTGGCACTATTGCTGGTATTCCAGTAATTGCTACCAAGGCTCTTGCTTCTGCTAATTGCGCTTACCTTATGACAAAGGAAGCTGTCAAGTTATTCCTCAAAAAGGATATTGAAGTTGAACAAGACCGCAATGCTGATACCCGCACCAATAGCGTATATCTTCGTACTGCTTATGTAGTTGCTGTTGTTGATGCAACTAAGGCTCGCAAGATTGCCGAAGCGGCTGCTTGATTGATGGCGGCGGTGCCGCAAACGGTGGTGAAAAACTATGTTAGAGATTTTACAAGTCCTTATTGGTAGGACTGATAAGGACGCTATTCTAAATTACCTAATCGTTCAGGCATAGTGCGATTTCAAAGCATACTGCAACAGAACAGATGTTCCAGCAGGAACAGATGATATTATCATCCAAATGGTGTTGGTAAAATGGAATAGATTAGGGGCAGAAGGTCTCGGTAGTGAAAGTTTTAGCGGCGTAAGCAACAATTATATTGATGGTTATCCCGCCAATATCACTGCCGCACTAAACAATTATAGGAAGATGAAAATCCTATGATAAATAACCGCGCAAAAGCGGTTTAGGTTTGCCGCTATATATCAACAGTGAATGAATATAACGAAGAAGTCAAAGAACTTGATACTGATAACTCTTTCACTGTTGATATGGCAATAAGCCTAAACACAGGCAATACCCAAAGTGTTATGAATGTGCTGGCTGCCCACAGCACACATACAGGCATTACTCGTGATGAAGGTATCACAATGAAAGATATTATCAAAGATGGAAACAATTACTTTGCTATTGATTATATGACCCAAAATAGAAACCTTTATATATTGAACTTACGGCAGGTAGAACAACTGTGAGTGAGAAACTAACTATTACAGCAGATAGCGAGGAGTTAGAACAAGCCTTGGAAGACTTTGTAGCCATTAGGCTACCTGCTGCTTGCGCTGATGCAATGGAATAGGCGTGTTTGGCTGTTGAAGCTGATAGCA